AGTCGGCTCCCGATAAGTTGGCTCCCGATAAGTCGGCTCCCGATAAGTAGGCTCCCGATAAGTTGGCTCCCGATAAGTTGGCTCCCGATAAGTCGGCTCCCGATAAGTAGGCTCTCGATAAGTCGGCTCCCGATAAGTTTACTTTATTTTTTATTGCATCTAATAATGCATCTTTTATACTTGCATTTTCAGATATAATTGTAAAAATTATATCTCCTGTAAATCTATTTTTTATTTCTATTTTTTTCATTTGATTTTTTGATAAGCGTTGCACATTTTTTCGTTGTTTGAGTAGTGTATCGATTGGATTGTTTTACGCATCCATTTATCGAATTTTTTAATTTGTTTTAGTTTCTGATCCATTTTTGTAAAATTTTTTCTATTGTTTGTTTGATTTCGTTTTCTGCCTCTATTGGGATCAACCTTTTAATTATTTTGGTTTGAGTTCCCTCTTTAAATTTGGACTTGCGCCCAGCGTTTTTTTTATTCATTATTCTTTAAATAAGCTAAGTAAATTGTTTAAAGTAGTTTCAGTATTTAAAAAAGTGCAAATTGAACTTGCATCGTCAATAGTCAATCCGAAGACGCTTTGATTATTTTCCAAACTTTTAATAATTTTTTGGTAGGAAGTTGGATAGTATTTATTTACATTTTCCAATTTTTCTAAATATTCCGGTTTCAATCTTTCTAATAGTGTCATAATGAATAATAATAAGTTAATAATCTATTTTCTATTTGTAGCATAACTTTCGCTCTTTGTAAATTGTAATTTAAATGTAAACCTAAATTTACCAATTCAATATGAGACTCAAATTTTTGCTGAGCGTTGTCAATCATTTTTAAGATTGCAATTTGTTTGCGGTGTTTGTGGATTAGTTTTTTAGTTTCCATATCTTAAAATAATTTGAATTAAAAAATAACTCGCTGCGATTAAGCAAAATCAGTAATAAAATTTTTTTGTTTTCATAGTTTTGTTTGTTTTAAATGTTTCTTTTTAAATCTTCAATAGTGCTTTCTAAAATATCTCTAACTCTAATTGCTTTGGTAAAATCTTCATAAAGTTTATTATCTCCCCAAAATTCGTTTGATTCGTTTTTTGAATTATTATATTTAACTTCTACTTTATAAATGTTAGCTTGTGATTTTACTAATTCTTTTTCTAAATTTTTAATTAAAGTTGTCATAATTTGTTTTTTTATGTTGTTGTTATCTGAGTACAAATATACAATCAATTTTTAATTAAAAGGCCTTTAATTAAATTTTAACAAAACTTTAACACTTATACACATAAAAAAACCACTTATAAAAGTGGCTTTGATTGGCTTAAGGCTGTGACGTCTCCAGTTAAGCGAATAAGTTTATTTTTTTATTGAGATAGTATAATAATATTAATACTAATATAATCCATAAATACCAAAATTCAGTAATTATTGAGGCTTTGCGTTCAATTTGCTTGTCGCTTGTTTTCGTTTGCGTGGTTGCCTTAATATTTTGTTTACGACTACTTTGTACGATTTCGTTTTTTATTGTCTTATTTCGGCTTATTTCGCGTTTGTGACGTATCTTAGCATTATGATAGGACGTTTTTTTGCCGTTATTGTCGATAATTACAATCGCTTTACACGTATCAATAGGCTCAATATAAAAATCATTAACGACTTTGTCAATATCGTAGCTCGTATTGGTAACTATTTTAGTAGTATCGGAGATATTTACCTCCGTTTTTGTCGTCGTTTCGGTATTGCTTTTGTTTAGTTTACGAGTTCCGCAACCAACTAAAAGCAATAATACTAATAAATATTTGATTTTATTTTCCATTAAAAGTACATTATCGGATTTTATTTTCCACTATTCTTAGGTTATTAACCTCATATTCGCCATTTTTTTCCACTCTAATATGAGCAAAGCCATTATTCCAACTATTAAACGGCATATATTCCGGTTGCAATCCACATAAACAACCAACGCTCCACGTTGTCGTTACGTTTCCACTTAAAGAAACCTCAGTGTGTTCGGAAGTTCTATGGTGGTGTCCTATTATCGAGCTTTCTTTTGCTTTCATATACAAGCCTCTGGCCGGATTAACCGGAGGCGCAAAACCGCTAAAAAATTCGTGTCCGTGAAGTAGTGGCAATTTACCGGCTTTGGCAATTTGTTTACTTTTTACCTCTTGGACGCCAGCCTCTCCAAATCTTAAAATTGTGGAAAGTTCAAAATCCGGTATTCCTAAAAGCTCAGGCGCTTGCAATTTTAAAAAGTTTTGCCAACGATCTTCGTGGTTTCCAATTTTATAATAAATCGGAGCTTGAAAATGGTCTTGTAAATTCTTTAAAAAGTTTCGAGTCATTTCCAACTCGTCTGCCATATTACGAAGTCGTCTGTCTTTAATAAATCGAGATAACATATACATATCGATAGTATCTCCATTTAAATAAACGCAATCGATTTTCTCAGTTTTGCCGTAATCAATCGCTAATTTAAGAGCGTCATTGTTTTGATACGGAAAATGAATGTCCGTTAAAAATAAAATGTTTTTGTTTGGTACTATTACTTCGCTTTGCTTTTCGTAGTCCGACTCTGGTAATTCAAAATTTTTTTCCATAAATTGTTTTCTTTCTTTTGTTGTTCTTTCTGACGTTGTTTCTTTTACACTTCTTTGTAACTCTCCACGATGCGCTCTTACAATTCCTCGAGCTGCCTCTACACTATTAAAATCAATCGGATAATCTGCAACCAATAGACGAGATATTGCGTTCGTGGATGCGTGAGGAAATTTAAGTAAATATTCTCTAACGATTTCACCCTTATAAGTTACTTTTTTCATAATATAGTTGACTTTCCTGTTCTCTTCTTATTGTCAATCCTTTTACTTCTTTGCCTCCGGCTTTATTCCACTTTAAAAACTCATCTTTAATAGTCAAGTCGTCCGGATTAAAATTGACTTTTTTTAATAATGTACTTTTAGCCAATCCATTAACTCCAATATTATAAGCAAAACTCACTAAGGCGTTAAATTGATTTTGATTAACATTTGATTTTACCAACTCGTCCACTTTTACAGCGAATTTATCGGCTATAAATTTAAACAATTCAAACGCCTCAGCCTTTGTAATTGCTTTGTCTTGCATTGTTACCTTACGTCCATTTGGATAGTATGTATTGCCATATCCGATTGTCGGAACTTTGGCACTACAAAGGTAAGGTGTCAACCTCAAGCCTTCAAATTTACAAATTAAAAGATAACCAGCGTTATTCAGTCTCATTTTTTTTTGATTTCTCCATTAAATACCAACGACGCAAGGTGTAACCAGTAGCAATTATAAAAGCAATTATTTTCATTGCAACGTCAACCTCAGCAAAAGAGATAATAAAATAAGTTCCGGTCAATAGGGAAAGTTTTAAGTCTAAAAAATATTGTCTCATTTTCTTAATCGCTCTACTATATTAGTAACTCCCTCAATTCCAATATAAGCCGTCGCAATAACAACCCAATCGGAGGAGGTTAATGTATGATTAAATAATCCAACGCAAGCGATTACGAAAACCGATAATTTCCGAGAGATTAATTTATTTAAAATTACGTCAAATTGCTGTCTGCTCATCTTTTTGTATTTCATTTTTTATAAAATTACTACCATTATATATATAGTCAATTTCAATTGTATCGTCAACTTCAATACATAATAAATTTGTCATATAACTTGGATTTTCAGTTGCAGCTATTATATTAACTACAATATTATCCTCAATAATTGCGTATCTTTTATTCATTATATTATTTTAAAAATATGTTATTACTATACAAAATCCGTCTCCACCCTTTCCTCCAGCTCCTGAATTAAAACCATTAGAAGACGCTCCGCCACCTCCGCCACCAGATCCAAATCCTCCAATTCCTCCAGCCGCTGCTGGAGTTGCGCCGTCATTATCACTAGCTCTACCACCTCCTCCACCGGTACTCATAAATAAATTACCTATTGAGTTTGATGTATATAAAACTCCGTTTGCTGAGGCAGCAACTGAATATAAAATTTTAGTACTATTACCGGCTGTTATATTTACCGCTTGCCCGCCTGATACTACATTAGTGGCGCTTAATCCCCCACCAATTCCGCCGCAAGTCAAAGCTCTCATTTGTAAGCCTTGCGTTGTAGGGGCTAGTGTGTTAGGAGGATTAGTTGGAGTAGTATAAGTGTTTGCCGGTAAAATCCCACTAAAATAAAATGATTGACTAAAACTTGAACCAGATTGTGAAATCGCAGTACCTCCAACAGCTGCCACTCCAGTTCCAGTACTTATAAGTGATGTAGCAACTGAACCAGTGCCTCCAAAAAGACTTCCAGAGCCAGCTGTTCCTGGGTTGCCATTTGTGTCATTAGTTGTTACGGCTGCGCCACCATTTCCGCCTACTCCCAACCATATATTTTCTGTAGCTCCTAAAGCCGACGCTTGAAGTTTTACCGCTGCCATTGCACCAGAAGCTCCACCACCACCGCCATATCTAGCCGTTAATGTTAATCCTCTTCTACCAGAGCCACCTCCTCCGCCTCCGCTTACTAAATAAACCTCAACTATTGTTGCTCCAGCTGGTTTTGTCCAAACCCCACTTGAAGTAAATAATTGAATATCAATAGGCGTTGAGCCTCCTCCGCTAACAACTAAATTGCCACTTCCTAAAACTGAGTTTCCGTTTATAGTTTTTATATTTGTGCCACTTACTAACGTATCTTGTTTTGACGTAGCCAATCCACTATATTGAGTATTGGTTGCGTTGTCTCCGGTGTTTGTTCCTGATTGATTGCCAATAGTTGTTAAGTTAGCATCCGTAACATAACGCTTGTCGGTTGAGTCAGCGATGTCAGCCGTTGTCAAAGTAACGTCAGAGCTTAACGCTTTGGTGTTAATTGTACGAGTATTTGGAACTAAGCCACTCAAGTCCTGATCGCCGGTGTTACTTCCGCTTAAAGTTGTAATACCTAACTTTGATTTGATTGTCGCAGTCGTTTCGTCTCCGGTATTCGTTCCGCTTTGGTTTTCTATTGTGGTTAAATTCGCATCCGTAACGTATCGCTTATTGGTTGAGTCAGCAATATCGGCAGTCGTAACGCTTTTATTTTTCCAAAGTGATGTCGAACTATCGTAAGATAATAATTGATTATTAGAAACGCCGTTAATTGCTACATTGTGCAACTCTTGAAGTTCATATCCGTTTTGAATTTGTACTTCAATTTGACCTTGAGTTGGATGCGACCTTGTAATTTTACCAATATAGACTAAATGATCCGGAGCGCTTGGCTTTGTAGTTGTATAAGCTCCAGCAGTTGTCGGACTCAAATATAATTGAGCGCCCTCCGTAAATGAGGAAGTATCTAAGCCGTTCAAATCTCCAACGATTACGCAATTTCCAACGCCATTATTTAAAATATCCGATTGTAATAATCCGAAAGTCCTTGAGCTTGAACTCTCTGAGCTTGCTTGGGCTTTTGAAACTAAAATTTTATTTCCATTTGCTCCGCTAATATAAACAACAGTTCCCTTTGTTAAGGTTGCGCCGGTCATATTCTTAACCTCACGCACTAACGTACTCGCTTGGCTTGTCGTTGGAATATCTAAGGCAGTTATAAAAGGATTAACTCCGTCAGCTCCGTCGTTTATTAAGTCGCTCGTATTTGTAACCGCTGCCGGAATTGTTGGCTTGTTTAAAATTTGAGCAACGCCACTCGTTGCATTCCAATCGCTATTGACTTGCGCTGCCGGAATTGTTGGTTTATTTAATATCTGAGCGTCGCCTGAGGTTGCATTCCAGTCAGCGTTGACGTTAACCTCTGCGCCGTCTTGTATTCCGTCTAATTTAGTTTTTAAAGTATTCGTGAAATCGTTTTGACTCAATCCGTAACCTGTAACCTTATCCACTTTCAAAGCGTCTTGAGCGTCAACGTATGTAATTGTCGCTAGTCCACTAATTGACGGAATAGTTGGTTTATTTAATATCTGAGCTTTCCCACTTGTGGCGTTCCAATCTGAATTAACTTGCTCAGCTGGGATTGTCGGTTTGTTTAAAATTTCAGCAACTCCGCTCGTTGCGTTCCAATCCGAATTGACTTGACCGGCTGGAATGTCTTGAGCCGTAATAAACGGATGCACTCCGTCCGCTCCGTCGTTAATTAATTCGCTTGTATTTGTGACTTGCGTTGGAATTGTCGGCTTATTTAAAATCTGAGCCACGCCAGTTGTAGCGTTCCAATCTGAATTTACTTGAGCTGCCGGAATTGTCGGCTTATTTTTAATATAACTCGGATCGTTTGGTTGCGTTTCGTTCCAATCGCTTTGGACTTGCTCTCCAATTACTCTATTAATATTAATTATATAGTCGTTTGGATTGCTTATAATTGTAACCTCCTCAACGGATGCCTCGACAACTATGTCGATTGTCTCAACGATAGTCGATGAATTAACAATAATATCGTTGATAGTGTCTTGTACTATTATATCTATATTGTCGCTCATATTATCTTGTTATGTCGTCAGTAATTGTAAATAATCCACTTATCCAAGTGTTAACCTCTCCGTCTTGGTTTGTGATTTGAATATCGTATTTATAATTACAAGCCGGAATATTAATAATCTGCTCGTCGATTGCAAATTGCCCGTTCTCAGCATCAAAAATAGTCAACGATGGCTCTAAAGCAATAACTCCTCCAGCCTCTTTTCTTAATTGCATCTTAACCTCTCCGTCAGTTAAGTCGAAAGGTAACTCGTTAATGTTTATTTGAAACGTTACTCGTCTGAATGTATCCCCTCTTTTGGTTGTAAAGTTTAATGTCTGCGCCATTTGTCAAAAATTTTTTTAATTTCTTTATATTTTCCTCTGTTCTTTTGTCCGTCTTCCTCATATTAATATGGTTTGTCTAGCCACCACTTACCGCAAATTAAATTTGAGCGCATTGGATTGACTATATTGTTTGAATTACTAACGTACTCAGGCAAATGGAATTTATTTAACCAACGTAACATGCGATCCTGGTACATTTCCGACTTCAATCTCATATTATTAACTAAATAATCGACCTCAGTTTTGTCAACCGCAACCGAATTGTCAGGCTGAGCCTTAAAAATTCCGTTGTTATTTACTTTATAAGCTCCGATTAATAGATATTCAACGGCTGATGCTGCAATTAGAAACGGAACGATGTAACCCTCGTATAGAGTTAAGTATTCATTTTCTAAGTCGTCGTTCTCAAAGTCTAAGCAAATCTTATTGTAAAGAGTTTCCCCTAAAATTTCCTCAAGTCTTATTCTCTGAGCGTCTGCGATGCAAGGAATGTATAAATCAATATCGATATTGCCACCCAAAAGGGTGTTTTTAGTAAGTTCGTTTTCTTTTAGTAATATAGTTGTCGCCATTATTGTCTATAATTTGGTGTTAATGACCAAAAATTGTTGCTCTCTGAGGCAATTTGTGCCACCTCAATCTCATTCTCTTGCCACCTTGCACGAGGTCGGTCTGCCGGATCTAAGTCTAAAATCATTTTTCTCGCCTCGTTTACGCTTATTCTCTCGTTATTTCTACGCAAATATATTTTTCTCATCCAGTAATGGCGGCAATTGACCGAACCTTTATACAACCAAATTGAGTACTCATCCGCTCCCTCTGGTCCGAAACCGGGATTAACTCTTTTTGATCCCGCCAAAATAATATCCTCTTTGCGATAAGTACGTCCAGCGCTTACCATTTTTTGACAAAAATCTCTTTGCGCCCCACTTGCTCCCTCGTAAGTATAACGAATTTTAAATAATTCGGTGTCTTGTTCACTTGTTACGTTTGGGAAACTTGCAAATGACTTCGCTAAATTCAAAGTTATTTCGTTAATCTCTAAGTCTTTTGTTACCGGTATTGCGTCAACTTCAACCCACTCGTCCTCGTTTATTATTTCTCCAAGTTCAATCAATGCGTCGGCAACTTCGGAAAGTCCGTTGTCGTCTTTTGAACAGCAAACGTGCTGACTTGCTAATTGTGTTATTGGTGCGCTTTGACTATTGAATAATGATTGAGCAACGGCTGCCGGAATATTAAGGAATTGTACTAAGAAGACAATCGCTTGCTCAGTTGTCAAAATTCCCTCTTTTACTTTTGCAAATATGTCAATCGCTGAGCTTATTTGAGCTCCGTTATAAGATATTGCAGCGTCATTTGCAACCTCAACTCCAGTTGAGTCAGTTGCAACCTCAGCCATTACTTCCTCAGCTCTTAAACTTTCAAATTGTAAGTCAAGTGTTATTCCGTTAACGGCAAAGACTTCCATTAATCCGTCTAAAATAATCTCTTGTTTTGGTTTGATTACGTTAATCATTAACTCAGCAAAACCGACTTTTATTTCCTCAGCATTTGAGCTAAAACCATTTGCCTCTTTTATTCCAACTAACATCGGAGACGTTAATTTGTGAGAGGTACAAAGTTGTTGTCTCGCCTCAGCGCTTAAATAAGCGTATTGCTGGTGCGCCTCCGATACTTCTAAGGCTGAAATCGTAATCTCGCTATCTTTATTGTCGTTCCAATTTAAAAAGAAAGCTCCGGCGTTTTGTGATCCGGTTAAGTGATTACGAATTTGTCTTGTATTTTCTTGAATTGTCTCGGCACTCTCTTGAACTCCACAATTCATATTTATAATATGTCCGAATGACAATCCCTTTTGAATGTGATTGATTGAGTAGTTTGAAATCTCCTCCTCCATTTTCGCCCACGAAATCCCTGAGACATAACTTGGATTGGAATAATAAAATTGTCCGACTTGGTAATCTCTAAAAATGTAAATTTCAGAGCGCTCTCCTAATCCGTCGCCAAAACCAAAAGCGTCAAAGCGTTCCGGCTTATATTTGTTTACATTTGCAAAATCATAACTATACCAATA